ACTACTTGAGGATTTAAGGTACGGACAGGTAAAGTGAAATGGAAGTTACACACTATATGTTTGCTGGTCTTGGGGTTGCACTATCCATACTCGCATTCTTTATCAAAAGAAACAAGTGGGAGATTGACGACATGAAGGATCGAGTTCGACAATTAGAAATATCTCATGCCGGGCAGATTAAGGACATTAATCATCTGACCAAAGTCTGCGAAGATCGAAGGGAAGATATTAAGAAGATCTTTGAAAAGATGGAGGCTAAATGAAATGTTTGAACTCCTTACATTATTTCTTACGGGAGGTGGTTCTGCGGCAATGGGGTCTATTCTTAAAGGCGTGTTTGGAATAATAAACGATTCAAGATCTGCTAAACATGACATGGAAATGGCAAGGGAGTGCCGAAACAATGAATTTGCTCTTAAATTTCAAGAATCGCTTAACAGTGGTGATGGTGGTGCTTTTACTAGGGCTACAAGGAGGATGCTCGCGCTCATCGGGATGGGGACGTTCAGCTTCGTCACCTGTATCACAACCGTCTACCCATCAATTCCAATCCTTACAAGTACGAACCTTACAGGAGAGAGCGAACGGTCGATTCTATTCGGACTCTTCACTTTTCCAGCAAGCCAGTCCCCTATGGTCGTTACCACGGGTTCGATAAGTCTTTTTAGCTGCTCCGTGGTATTGCCCATGATTATAGGATTTTACTTTACACCAGGAGGCCGTAGATGATGGTTGATCGAGCATCAGTTTTAGGAATGTCAGGCACAGCAGCAACCTTTGGATTGTCAACAATTGATACATTTCTTGGCATTGCAGTTGGTGCAGTAACCTTAGTCTACATGTGCATAAAACTATACCAAGAAATTAAGAAGAAGTAATGGCAAGGTATCGTACAACAGGCAGACTAGATGACCAAGTTCTTACAGAAGGAGATCGTGGATTTCGTGGCATTGATTCCTATAAAGAAGCAACAAGTTTAGAGCCGGGCTTTGTACAGACAAGCGAGAATATGCGCTTGATTGGTGATCTTGCAGAGGTACGCAAGGGTATAGATTTCTTGGCAGGTGCAGTTACACTTAGCTACAATGGCACGAATGAGATGGTATTTGCATCCACACTTTACTCCGATCCTGCAACAGGAAATGAATATGTGGTAGTTGCAACCAAGGATAAAGTAATCCTATGGAATGATGCAAATAACTCAGGCATCGATATTGATTATCCAGGCAGTGAAGTTGTGGCCACGGCAGATGGCGCGAGCTTCGTGCAGGCATTGGAAAAACTCATCTTGTTTCGTGGTAAGAATAAAACACCACTTGAATGGGATGGAGATGTAACCAATGTCTTTGTAGTAAAAGCAAATGGAAGCCCAGGTGCTGGACGCATACAATGTCCAAACACAGATTATGGTGTATTCTTTCGTAATCGCTTAATCATCCCACAACCCACAGATAGTAACTATTCTATTATTATGTCTGACTTGTTAGACACAGATAATTACTACGCTGCTGAATCACAATTTAGAATTAGTAAAGGAAGTGCAGATTTTCTTGTAGGCTTTTATCCTTACCAAGAAGATCAGTTAATCGTGTTTATGCGTAATAGCATTCACATGATAAACAACATTGCGACTACCTCCGCAGCTAATACTTACGAGATTACCCGTCAGCATGGTTGTGTGGCACGCAAATCCATTGCACAGTCTGGGCCACAAACATTCTTCCTATCAGATAATGGGGTCATTGTCTTGTCACCAGGTACAGACCCTGCCAAGGGACTTGGAGTAGCTATAAGTAAAGTAAGTGGTGAAACCATACCCATGACCAGACCTATACAAGATCAATTCGATGAGGTTAATTACGCAGCAGCAGACAAAGCATGTGGTATCGTGTATGACAACAAATACTACCTTGCAGTACCCACAGGTAGTTCAACAGTGGCTAACAAGATTTTCGTATTTAATCTACTTACAAGCACATGGACTAGTGTTGACTCCTACCCTGCCCTAGCAGGAAGTGTGGCATTTCATGTGGATGATTGGGTAATCTGCTCGCATGGAAGCAACCCAACAAGACGCAGACTATTTGCAGGTAACAAAACAGGCTGGTATCTCATGGAAGAAAACTCCATTGATGATAGTGGACGCAAGATAGGAAGTACATCCGAGTCCGGTACAACTGCAATTGCAGGTAAACTTGTCACACGCTCATACACCTTTGGAGACATCAATGTAAAGAGTTGGAAGCGTGGACAGTTGGGTGCAAACACAGTCAACCAAGATGCATTTAATATTAAGGTCAACACACTCGATCCAGACGCAAGTACAACAGTATTAAGCCATACCGCAGATGGCACAGAAGAAGCACTCTTCCGCTTTGGTACGGGGCGTACCCGTGGGTATGGTGCGGAAATTGAAATCAATGTCACAGCAGGCAGACCGAGCTTTAGACATGTTAGCTTGGAAGCTATAGGCGTAGGAGCAAATGCAAGACGTGAGGTGGCATAATGGCAATTACCTGTACAGTAACTCGTGGTTTTACATACGCAACCGGGGTAGACATTTCGGCTGCAAATTTAAATCAATTGGGCGAACCAACAGTCACAGTACCAAGCGTAACCGATACAACAGTAGTGCTAAAGAGTTTTGCAGTTGCGGATCTACCTTCTGCTGGAACTGCGGGCAAAGTAGTGTATTGTACAAATGGAGATGGTGGCAGTCCCTGCCTGGCATTGGACAATGGTTCAGCATGGTTACGAATAAATCTAGGGTCAGCCGTAAGTGCAAGTGATGCAGATGAGTATATAATCGCAGAATGAATATACTAGAACGAGCAAAGCAATTTTACGATTCAACCAAGGGCGATATGTTCAAGGATTTAAGTGCGTATGCAGCCTATGGATATGTATTCATTACACCGCAAACCATGTTGCTTGGAAAAGCAGTAAGGACAGATGCAGACATCCATCCAAATGAACAATGGGGTGTACTTGCACCCGATGCTTGGTATGTAAAAACCGCCATTGGAGATAATGCAATTTCAGACTTTATAAACAGTATTCCATACCCACTGCCATTTGTTGGGTGGATGAGACAATTAAAACAAAAACCTATTAAGTGGTACGACTTTAATAGAATCAATCGGAGGAAATAACAATGGGAGGAGGGCCAGACATAAATTATCCTGAGCAGCCAAGTTATGGCGAGGGAATGGCAGACGCACTTAAAGCGCAAGTAGAATTACTTACAGGTACAGGAGACTTTGCAAGTACAGGATCACTTGAATCCTTGCTTCCACTTGAAGAATCAATTCGTAAGAAGACTGCACAGACAGACACAGATATACTTAGGCAGACTTTACTTGGTAGTGGTAGTGATGAGAAATATGCACCAGATGGACGTATCATTGTTGGATATGAAGATCCACCTGCTGATGCTAGTGGAGGTGGGCAAGGTGGTTTGAAGGTCGTAACTGAATTTATTGCACCTAGCCTTGGTGGTGGGCTTGGAGCAGGCTTAACTACAGGTGTTATGTCTGTAAAAGTAATTGATACTGCGACAGGCAAGATAGTTGAGGAAAAGAAAAAGACAAAAAGTATGCCTGCTGGTAGAGGAGTTTTTGATAAGGCTTTTACAAGTGATGCAATTAAATCTTTAACTTCAATTACACCACAACAAGCACAAACATTCATAGATGCAGACTATCCAGATTCCTTAGTATTTGGTCAAGGAGGAGGTGTAACTGAAGCAACACCTATTTACAAAAAAGATGCGTCAGGTAATGATGTAGTAGCACCTGCCGGAACATTCACACCAGGTCAATCAACAGAGCGTGCAGGTGATGGAATGATCGACCTACTTGGTGACACACGAAACATCACACAATACGAAACCAAAACCGCCACCCAAGCAGATGTGGACGCTGGACTTGCAGATGAAGTGGGCAAGCAATTTGTACAGCAAGTCAACACAACAGACCAAGCAGGATTCCGTGGGGGTGAGTTTAAAGGTCTATCTGCAATGGCAGAAGATATACAACGTGGTAACTTATCACGCCAGCGTGAAGCAGACCTACAAGATGTAGCTCGTTTAGAACCACTCTTTGGTCAAATCATGGAGGATTATAAACCTGGTACTACATCCGCATTGACCGGGGCAAAAGATTTAATCGAAGAACAAAAAGATAACTTGCTTGGAGAAGTAGGAATTTCCGATCCAACAAAAGTACAAGCACAAGGTGTACAAGCAGATGCCCTACGAGCAGGTTTAATGTCTGATGCAGAAGAAGCACTTGGACAAGGACTAACAGATCGTGAGGAACGACAAATCGCAGAGGCTGCACGTGCACGCTCCACCATGATGGGTAGAACATTTGACCAATCTGGTGCAATAGCAGAAGCAGAAGCAAGGGTTGCTGAAGACAACCAACGCAGAATGCAGAACCGAGGATTTGCACAATCTGTACTTGGACAGGAAGCAGGCATACAGACAAGTGATGATACTCGCTCCATGCAGGCAGACCAATTTAACGTGGCATCACA